CCGAGAAACTGGGCTTAACAGCTAAAAAGCCTGTGGAGGAGGTTGTCGAGGATATAGCAACCACAACCACGGCAGTGAAGAAAAAGCCCTTGAAGCCTATTTCGGATTCGCCCGAGGCGGCGGAGTCAGTGTTCTATTCCAATGTGGAAGCGAAGATGATGGATCCCAACACGCCGGAGAGTTTTGCGACAGTCGACGAATTGTTTAAGTTTTTACACACGCGTGGAATTTCCAAACCGGAACTGGAGGACAATATTTTATCGCGCTACGTTGCAATGGCGGAGAAGAACGGAACGCCTTTGATCAAGAATGAAATGCTGGAAATTATTCGCCAGTCCCCGATGCGTAAGGTGGAAACCGTCAATTACGGATGGCTTGGAGACAAGGAGGCGAAGTACGCCGGGGGAAACATGGAGACGGGATTGATTCCTGGAACATACCGTGAATCCGTTCTGTATCTTGATCCTAAGCACATTCCTCTGGATCCAGGAAAGCTTTCAACATTTGAAGGACCGACTCATGGTTTCAGTGAGAGGTACGTGATCGGTTGGTCGCGGCTCTCGGATCGCATGGCGAAGCTTCCCGTTGAAAAGGGAATTACCACGACCATTGATCCTAAGCAGATGAAACTTATTTCCAAAAATGTGAATAAGGTTCAAAGTCAGGTGAATGGACTCTACGCGTCGGCCTACAGTAAATTATTTAGAAAAGGAGAAATTGATCTACGACCTATAGATCAATTAACCAGCAGGGAAATCAAAGACACTGTTAATCAATTTACCTTTGATCTGGAAGCTTTGGACGAACCCCTTCTCAAACAAATAAAGCAGTTTGAAGACAAACTGACGGCCGACAAATTCAAGCTGGATAAAATGAAACAGGCGTCAAAGGGGGAGGAGATCCGCGTGACATTCGCCGATGAGATTCAATCCGATGTCTTGCAGAACGCCAAGCGAATGGAGGAAAAGTTCAAGGAGGCCTTGGGGGATCTCATAGACAAGAATAAAATATTCAGGGAACAGGAAATGTTGAGAGAGTCAAGAGGGTATCAAGGACGCTTCAACAACATGAACCCCGAAGTCGCTGAGTATTTTCTTAAAAACAAAACTATCTTTCGTCCGATCTTTCAGACCGCGCAGGAGATGCAGATGTTCATGGATGAGTTCGCCAAGACACAGAAGATTTTCACGGAGCTAGCGGCGGCAGGAAAGTGGCCGTCCAAGGAGCTGATGAAACGAGCGGAGGCCGCACGGGTAACGGAAACAAAAATGCTGGGTGAATTAGAAAAGTCCTTGAGTGAAGAATCAATGAAGATCTTACAACCCAATGTTCCGTTCAAGGACAGAAATGAGTGGGGGGAAACTCTCATCAAGCGCGACTTGTATCAGGCGGCGGAAAGATTGTTTGTCGAGAAGGCCGATGATGCGGCAACCTGGTACGCCATTTCACCAAGCAAACTTATTAGAGATCGTTACGGTCAGGCAGGAGACGTTTCCGTTCCGATTTCCCAAAGGACAAAGGACATGAAAGGAATAGGAATGGATGAGTTTTACGGCGGTCCCAACGCCGTGGCGCCAAAGACGTGGCAGATTGTGGATCGCGATGGAAGAGTGATAAAAGGAAAATTCGCTTCCAAAGACGAGGCAAGACAATATGCACATGAACTTGGAGGAGGAGCTGATTACATAGTAAAAGCGGCCGAGCCAAAACATTACACTTCCGTATTGGAAAAAGCATTAATACGCGCGGCCAAAGAGAATAATTCAGAAGTAAAAAAAATAAAAGTAAAAACTGGACCAGATACATATACTGAATCTTTTGCTATAAAGTTGACACCGGAAATGTTATTACCACATAAAACTCATAGAAAAGATGGAGGCATGGTGTATACTCCTGAGATAATTGATATATTTGAGGCAGCATAATGGCGATTGACAGACCTATTGGATTTACTCCCAACCCACCACCAGGATTTCCTGAAGAACAGGAACAAGCGATACAGCAAATGGTGGAAATGCAAGTAGAGGATGGAACGCGACCTGACATAGAATTGTTGGATGATGGAAGCGCTATTGTGGGAGAACAGGAAAGACCTATTGAAACCAGTTTTGATATGAATCTGGCTGAAGTTCTGGAAGAGTCCCAATTGGGAAGAATATCCAACGAGCTGCGGGAAGCTTTTGAGGACGACAAGGCGTCACGACAGGATTGGGAAGACACCTACAAAAAGGGACTGGATCTTTTAGGATTTAAATATCAGGAACGAACAATGCCTTTTGCGGGAGCAAGCAGTGTCACGCACCCTATGCTGTCTGAAGCCATTACACAATTCCAAGCGCAAGCCTATAAAGAATTATTGCCACCAGGAGGACCGGTTAATACACAAATTCTAGGACACATTACCACTCAAAAAGAGGATCAGGCTCAACGGGTGAAGGACTATATGAATTATCAAATTTCCCATGTTATGGAAGAATATGATCCTGATCTGGATTCATTATTATTTTATTTACCTTTGTCAGGATCGGCATTTAAAAAAGTCTATTATGATGAAGGACTGGAACGCGCTGTATCAAAATTTATTTCCTCAGATGATTTATATGTTCCTTACTTAGCAACGGACTTGCCGTCATGCGAACGTGTTACTCACACTATTCGTAGAAGTAAAAATGAAGTAAGAAAATTACAAGTAGCGGGACTGTACCGCGATGTGGATCTCATGGTATCCGCCACGGAAACAGGAGTTCAGGAGAAAGAAGATCAGATTTCAGGAATGAAAAAATCCTATCAAAAAGAGGATTATCAATTATTGGAAATGCATGTTGATTTAAACATTGAAGGCATAGATAGTGAAGACGGAATTAAAGTTCCTTACATTGTCACCTTAGATGAGGGATCTGCACAGGTTCTTTCTATTTACCGAAATTACAATGAAGAAGATCCCAAGAAGAAAAAGAAACAGTATTTTGTTCATTATAAGTTCTTACCTGGCTTTAGCTTTTACGGTTTTGGTCTTATCCACATGCTCGGGGGTTTATCAAGAACCGCAACGTCAGCTCTTAGACAACTTATCGATGCAGGTACGCTGTCCAATCTCCCAGCGGGTTTTAAAGCTCGAGGACTGCGCATTAAAGACGATGACAATCCACTCCAACCAGGAGAATTCAGGGATGTAGACGCCCCTTCGGGCGATCTTCGCCAAGGGTTGCTACCTTTACCTTATAAAGAACCAAGCCAAACCTTATTTGCTTTATTAGGCTTCGTTGTAGAAGCGGGAACACGATTTGCTTCTGTTGCTGATCAAAAGATCGGGGACAGTGTTGCATCCAATGCACCTGTCGGAACTACAATGGCCCTCATGGAACGAGGTGCTCGTATTATGTCAGCTATTCATAAGCGCCTACATTATGCACAAAAAATTGAATTTAAATTATTAGCAAAAATATTTGCAGAATCCCTTCCTCCAATGTATCCCTATGAAGTTGGAAAAGATGCGGTTCCAAGTTTAAAGGCAGAAGATTTTAGTGATGAAATAGATATTATTCCTGTTTCAGATCCAAATATTTTTTCCATGGCCCAGCGTGTGACATTGGCACAGACACAGTTGCAATTAGCACAAGCCGATCCTCAGGCTCATAATATGTATGAAGCCTATCATCGTATGTATCAGGCACTAGGAGTAAAGGACATTGATACTATTTTACCTGTTCCTGAACCGCCTCAACCAAAAGATCCAGCAGTAGAAAATGCAGCTTCCTTAAAAGGAGAGCCTCTTTTGGCATTTAGACAACAAAACCAATTAGCTCATATTGATGCACATCGTGCGTTCATGTCTTCTATTTTAGTTAAAAATAATCCTCAAGTAATGTCAATTTTACAAGGTCATATTGTTGAACATGTGGGCTTACAGGCTAGAGCGGAAGTGGAAGAAGAAAATGCACAAGCAATTCAAGAGCAAGCCCAACAATATGGTGGTCAATTACCTCAAGAACTGCAAATTCAGTTCCAGGAAGCAATGGAACAACAGATAGCCGAGAAGATTGCTTCAATGATTGAGGAAATGGTAACAGAAGAACAAGAAATGATGGAAGTATTAGGAGAAGATCCACTCATAGACCTTAAACAACAAGAAATTAATCTTCGTGAACAGGACATTGATCGAAAAACTCGCGCCGATGAGGCTAAAATAGGTATCGATCAGGATAAATTGGATCAAGATGCTAGATTAACACAAGACAAGATACAATCGCAGGAAGATATTGCTCAATTACGGGCTAATGTTAACTTAACTAAGCAAAAAGAGATTGAAAAGAGTAAAAAAAGTCCAAGAAGAGTGGATGTTCAGAAAAATGTCCGTTTTGATAACTAATGTTGGGAAGGTAAAAGTGGTAAATAAATCTAATGATGAGTTTATGACTAATGCGGATTTAAGGTTACAGCATTATTTTCAAAATTTACTCAATATGGTAGAAAAAACTTCCAAAAGTGCTGAAGATAGTATACTTTTAGCTGGTGCTATGATGAGTGTCGCTCGAGTTGTGTATTATGATACATTAGGACCGCAACAGGGACAGCAAGTTATGGATAACAATGTGGCTGATTTTATTGAACTGATAAAACCAACCATACACTAGGAGAAAAAATGGCTACAGCAAAATATATAAATGGATCTAAATATCCCAATGCGAAAATGACTGTCTCTAACGAGATGAATCCTTATGCAGGCCCTAATGTCAACAAGACATCCGAAGTATCCACAGCGCAGGTTGCAATACCTGGACCAAAGGTTGTAGATAATTTAGGTAAGGGACCAAAAGGGCAACGTAGTAAGATGCAAATTAAGAAGGTTGCTTTTAAGGGCGTTTTTTAGTAAATTCATTTTCAATTAAAAAGGAGGTTTCTATGAAACTTTTAAAGGATATATGGCAACACTTAAAAGAGTGGAGCGAATGGGGAATGAAAGACTGGATTAAAGCCGGTATCGTCGCCATTATAGTAATTGTAGTTCTAGGAAAAATTTCAGGAGCTGTATAATGTTAAACCTCATCAGTGGATTGTTAGGCGGTAAAAACGGAGCCTTAAAACAAATCTCTGGTGTGATTGATGAGTTACATACTTCAGAGGAAGAGAAATTAGATAAAAAGATTTTGATGCAACGCATCCAGCAAAAACTTGCTGAAAAGCAATTGGATGTAAACGCTAAAGAAGCTGGTCACCGGTCCGTATTTGTTTCGGGCTGGCGGCCCGCGATCGGCTGGATGGGAGCCTTGGCTCTCGGATTCGAGTTCCTTCTATCCCCCTGCATAGAATGGTACAGTAAGTTTGCAGGATTAAACTTAACAGCCCCGGAGATTCAAACTGGCCCCTTGCTCGCAATCGTCACTTCAATGCTCGGCGTAGCGGGAATGAGGTCCTTCGAAAAAGCCAAAGGATTAACCAAATAAGGAGAAATGATGACGTCAAAAACTAAGAAAAAGAAACAAACACCCCTTCAAAGAATTCAAAAGTTATTGGACAAGCTTGCAGCTCTTCATGAAAAGGAAGAGGAGATAGTTGAGAAGATGGAAGAAATAATTTCTGAAGAGGAGGATTAAATGCCAATAGTTGGAAATAAAAAATATCCCTACACCAAAGTAGGAATTAAAAAGGCCAAAAAACATGCTGAGACGACAGGACAGAAAATGGTTAAAAAATATAAGAGTGGTGGAAAAGTTGTCCCAAGTTCGGCGGAAACATCTGTCATCAGAGGGGCAACTGTAAGAGGATCACGAGAAGGATCCACACTCTCAGGGCCTAAGGCAAAAGGATCACGAGAAGGATCGGTCATTAAGGCAAAAGACGGTAAATGGATTCAAAAAGCCATCAAGAAACCAGGGGCGCTACGTGCGTCATTGGGAGTTAAAAAAGGAAAAACAATTCCAGCGAAAACATTAGCTTCCGCTGCGAAGAAAAAAGGCAAACTTGGACAGCGTGCACGGTTAGCGGAAACGCTCAAAGGTTTTTCATAGAGAGGCAAAAATGCCTTTCAAGTCTGAAAAGCAGAAGAAGTTTTTATTTGCCAACAAGCCTGAAATCGCTAAAAGGTGGGCAAAGAAATATAACAAGGGAGGCCCTGTGATCATAACCCCGCGCGGGTTCGGGCGCATGCTTCCGGAAAAAAGGCCAAGGACGAAACTCTACGTATGATGCTCGAAAAACGAATCATGGACCATGAAGGATTCCGTAAAAAAATTTATAAAGATTCACTTGGAAAAAAAACCATAGGCTACGGCCATCTCATCACGGAAAAGGATAATTTTGAAGAAGGAATAGAATACACAAAACCTGAACTTCTGAATCTTTTTCATAAGGATCTGGAGAAAGCACGAGAAGGTGCCAACCAACTTGTTGGTCATATAACGGAACTGCATATCGAAGCAAAAAATTGCATAATTGAAATGGTGTTTCAATTGGGCACCCAGGGCGTTCGGAATTTTAAGAAGATGCTTTTGGCGTTGGAAGAAAAAGACTATTTTGAGGCCCACGTACAGATGCTCGACTCACGTTGGGCTAAACAGACGCCAGCAAGATGTACTGAACTTTCTGAAATAATGAAACAGTGCATGTAGTACATGAGATTTGAGAATTTTTTCACTTATTACAAGAAACAATTAAATGCTAGACAAGACCAAGTAAAACAAGCTATATTGACGGGCGCTAATGATTGGGCGGAAT